AAAGGTCCGTTTCGGATGGTAGATATTCCGGATTCCATTGTTGAAGATTTAATTGAGGAATAGGGATACCATGATTTTACTATTAGGGGACATTCACGGTGACGTTAGCCGCCTTCGGTATGGTGTACAACAAGCCACAGAGGCAGGTGCTGTTGCACTTGTTCAAGTGGGTGATTTGGGATTGTTCCCATCACATGGGCGCGACACAGGATTTCACGCTGTGTGTAAGGAATCTTCTATACCCATCTACTTCATTGAAGGCAATCATGATGATTGCACACGATGGGTGAAGCTCACCGAAGTCACCCGAGTATGGGATGATGCCAATTTGTTTTATGTGCCACGTGGCACCGTGATGGAACTTGATGGCAGAACCATTGCGTTCATGGGCGGGGCTGCTAGTATTGACAAGGATATTCGTTTGCGTGAGCAATGGCATTGGGATAAACAAGAAAACATTTCAGGGCATGAAGTGTTGCGGTTGTTTGAAAATGCCGAAGGCAAAACAATTGATATGTTGATTACGCATGATGTACCCTCATCAGTGTGTAAAGCCCATTTTGATGATAGTGCTAAACTTTGGTTTGGCGTGGGAAAAGATTGGCATGATGTGAACATGGATGTGATTCAGCGCATTTGGGATCATCTTGGTAATCCCATGATTTACTCAGGGCATATGCATCGCACGGTGATAGGTCCGAATTATCGTATTTTAAATATAAATGAATTATTAACTGTATAGCTCTCTATTTACAGAGAATTTTCCTCCAACGAATTAGTACTCATATGATTTGTAATACATGCAAGGACACAGGTTTAAAAAGTAACGTGTTCCCCGTAACATCCGAGTATGTTTTTGTAACTCCGCAAGAACGGTATTTTGATGAAAATGGAGTGTGGCATAATCATGATTCCAATGAAATCGTGGAATCATTCAAGTGTTCCAATGACCATACCTGGGAAGTAAGAAAGACTGCGAAATGTTGGTGTGGAACATGATAAAATCTGAATACACCCGCCTCCTTGATGAGATGGAAACGGAATATCATAAAAATTACACTAAACTTCTTACCAAATACACTAAACAGTTAGTTACCATGCAGGAAGAATACACCATTGCTGTGGAAAGGATTACGCAAGAATTTATGTTCGGGAAACCAGAATAATAAGGAGAAGCACCATGGTAGTCACACCTGGTAGGGCAATTGATGGCAGTCACGAAGGATATACCCGCGACGATGCGTTACGCTCAGTTGGTGCTGGATGGGCATCTCTCGTTCATACGATATACGATAAGCTTGATGAAATGAAACACATCGTCAAGGTTACACAAGTCAAGGAGAAGTGGGGTGGCTTGCGGGTCTATACGGAATATCAGAACGACGAATTTGAAAAAGTAAATGTGGCAATGTGTACAGCATCAGTAACCATTTGCGAGATTTGCGGCAATCCGGGAACACTTCGGAATGACATCAAATGGTTCAAGACTCGGTGCGAAGAACATCGGCAAACAACCGGGAGTCACCTATGATTAATCATAAATTCAATGAACCAGAACTACTCAAAGATATTCAAGAGTATATTGACAAGACCTATGACCAACATTACTCAGCTAATAAATTCCAAAGTGCTGAATTCATCATTGATAATGGTCATGGGGTAGGATTCATGGTGGGAAACATCATGAAATATGCACAGCGGTATGGAAAGAAAAATGGGTTTAATCGTGCTGACATCTTGAAAATTGTTCACTACGCTGTTATACTTCTTTATATACACGATACACAACACACATATTACGAGGATCATCATGAAGATTAGTCAAAAAACTCTAAGCCTATTGCAAAGTTTTTCTCAGATTAGCCCTAATCTAATTGTGAAGGCAGGCAATAAGCTCGCAACCCGAAATTCCGTAAATAGTATTCAGGCGCGAGGCTCTGTTGAAGAAACGTTTCCCACACAGTTCGCCATCTATGATTTGAATCAGCTATTGTCATTGATTTCAGTATCACAGAATCCGGATATTGAATTTAGTGAAAAGAGTCTGACCATCAACTCTGATAGTGGTAGGATTGATTATTTCTACGCGGACGCATCATTGATTACGCCCCCGTCAGATACTCCTCCGCCACTTGAAGATGTGTATTCATTCAAGCTTACAACAAGTGATATTAGCACGATTGTTAAGACGGCATCCATTGTGTCGGCAACGATGCTGAACATTGTGTCAAAGAATGGGGTGGTTTCATTGTCAATCAACGACCCTAAGAATCCCACGTCACATTCATTCACAAAAGCATTGGGAACATCTGATGCAACATTCAATGTGAAGATGACAATTGATAGTTTCAAGGTGGTGCCAGATGATTACACTGTTCGTGTATGTAATGCAGTTGCTAAGTCAGGGAGCAAGGTGTTGGTATTTCACTTTGAATCTTTTTCAAATAACGTAACATATCTCATCGCAGCAGATTCAACATCGCAGGCATAACTATGGAAGCAAACCGTGAGCAGTTTCTTTGGGTAGAGAAGTATCGTCCGCGTAAAATATCAGACTGTATCCTTCCGTCCGATCTTCTTTCAATGTTTCAAGAATTCATTACGCAAGACAGCATCCCGAACATGCTTCTTGCAGGTACAGCGGGTACAGGAAAGACTACGATTGCGCGGGCTCTGTGTGAAGAATTAGGGTGTGACTACATTATCATCAACGGTTCTGAGGAATCAGGGATTGATGTATTGAGAACCAAGATCAAGGATTTTGCTAGTGCAGTTTCCTTATCTGGTAAGGTGAAAGTTGTTATTCTAGATGAAGCTGATTATCTCAACCCTAACTCCACACAACCCGCCCTTCGTGGTTTCATTGAAGAATTTAGTCGGAATTGCCGTTTCATATTCACATGCAATTATAAGAACAAAATTATTCTTCCGTTGCACTCACGTACCACTGTGATTGATTTTAAATTGAATAAAGCAGACCGTCCGATAATGGCATCTCGTTTCATGAAACGCCTTAAAGACATCTTAGCAGAAGAAAATGTTACATATGATATGAAAGTTGTTGTTGAGCTATTGAATAAATATTTTCCTGATTATCGTAGAGTGTTAAATGAATTACAGCGATATAGTTCATCAGGAACAATTGATGCAGGTATTCTTGCAAATTTTTCAGATGCAAACATGAAAGAGTTGGTGTCTGCACTCCGTGAAAAAGATTTTAAGAAAATGCGGAGTTGGGTTGTTAATAATATGGATAATGACCCACAAGCATTGTTTAGAAATTTATATGATGTTCTCTTAGTAGAAGTGGTGCAAGTTCCTCAGTTGGTGTTATTGATAGCTGATTATCAGTACAAGGCAGCATTTGTTGCTGATGCTGAAATCAATTTAGTGGCATGTCTTACTGAAATCATGGCAGCATGTGAGATGAAATCATGATGTCATTGGACGGTGAGGAGATTATACTAGAAACAGAAGAAGGATACAAACTACCAAAGATAAGTCCCTTTGATTTTGTTAATGCAATTCACTACACAAAAGAAGCATTGATTGTTGATGAGTGGAGTGAAAAACAGTATAATCCCTTCATTGTGAATAAATCATTGAGTTTTGGGATGGATACCGTCATTCCTGCCAATGAAATGAACAGTCGTCCCCATCTTGGCAAGAGTCTTCAGTTTTCTTTCCTTATAAATACAATTAGACCCCGAAAAAGGTTTAATAAGTGGTTAAAGGCAGAGAAGATTGAAGACCTTGAGGCAGTAAAGCGGTATTATAATTATAGTACTGAGAAAGCACTTCAAGCTATGAGAATTCTAACACCTGACCATCTTAATACTATTAAGAAACGTTTATACACAGGTGGATTGAACAATGACACATGACTTGATACATATTTCGAGTATTCCAGGATATAATGCTCTTGAAGTTTCTCTTGTTAATCAAGATGATTTTCTCAAAGTCCGCGAAACACTTACACGAATTGGTGTAGCTTCTCGCAAAGATAACACGCTGTATCAAAGCTGCCATATCTTACACAAACAAGGACGATATTTTATCGTACACTTTAAAGAATTGTTTGCGTTAGATGGCAAGGCCACTGACCTGTCGGAAAATGATATGCAGAGGCGCAACACAATCGCCCATCTATTAGAAGATTGGGGGTTGGTTCAAATTCTTGATGCTGATATCTGTGAAGATACAGCACCTCTTTCTCAAATCAAAGTATTATCGTTTGGGGAAAAGACAGAATGGAATCTCGTAGCAAAATATAATATAGGAAAAAAGAAATAGGCTGTAGGGTGTTGGGAGTTATTCTTTAACTCATGTTATGCCGATTGTCGGGTAACACTAACACATTCGCTCCAAGGAGGAATTATGACAAGTACCTTTAATAGTACCTTTAATTTCAGCACAGCTAATAATCCGTGGGTAATTGGGTTTGACGAAGTATTCGCCCGCCTCAACCGTATTCAAACGGTTCAGGACCATGGTAATTATCCGCCGTTTAACATCATCAAACACGATGCAACTAATTTTCGTATTGAGCTTGCCGTTGCTGGTTTCAAGAACGACGAACTTGATGTGGAATTGGCTGAGGGTGTTCTTGCTGTAACAGGCAAAACATCTGACGTTTCTGACGAAACAGAATACGTTCATCGTGGATTAGCCAAGAGAGCTTTCGCAAGAAAGTTTACATTGGCAGATGATGTTTTTGTAAACAAAGTTTCATTAACAGATGGAATTCTTACGATTGAATTACAACGTATCATTCCTGACGAGAAGAAACCTAAAAAGTTTAAAATTTCATAATTAAGTAGCACCCTTCCAACACCCTACACCTGAGTATATTATGGCAATATCATGTATCAAACTTATCACAGGCGAAGATTTAATTGGTGACATCACACATGAAGGTGATATCTGCATTATTGAATCCCCTCTTTCCATTGTAATGGTCCCAACACAGCAAGGGTCGTTTAATGTTGGTCTGGCACCATACATGGTGTTTTCTGCAGCCAAGAAATTTTCTTTTCATCGTGACCATATTGTTGTTTCATGTGATGTCGCAGATGAACTAAGGAACGAATACCAGCGCATTACTGGTAGAGGTATAATTATTGCCTCCACTCCCAAGCTTGAATTACTTAGAGATTGACCTAGACGGGGGAGTGTAGTATATTTAATACGTGAGAGTAATACAAACATTCAAGGTCCGAGGTGACTGAATGACGCAGTTCTATACGAACGTTTTACAATATGGGAATAGAGTTTTTGCAAGAGAAGTCCGAAATGGTAAGAAGGAGTTACACAAGGTTCCATTTCGTCCGACAATGTTTGTCCCGTCAAAGACGGCGGGTAAACACAAAACAGTGTTCGGTGAAAATCTTGAACCTATTCAGTTTGGTGATATTAATGATGCGAAGGAGTTCATTAAAAATTATAAAGATGTGAAGAATTTTCCTATCTATGGAAATACTTCTTTTGCCTATCAGTACATTACAGAAACATATCCTGCTGAAATTGAGTATGATATTTCTCAACTCTCCATCTTCACGATTGACATTGAAACTGCGTCAGAGAATGGATTCCCCAGTGTTGATAACCCCCTTGAGGAAGTATTGTTAATCTCAGTACAGGATAATAATACTAAAAAGATTACAACATTTGGTGCCAAGAAGTTTGATGTAACCAACATCAAATACATTACAAACAAAAACAATTTCGAATATATTAAATGTCGGGATGAGGCGGACTTGCTCACAACCTTTCTACGGTTCTGGCAAATGGCTCAGCCGGATATTGTCACAGGCTGGAACACCCAGATATTCGACTTGCCCTATCTCATGGTTCGTATTCGCCGTGTGTTGGGTGAAGAAAGAGTCAAGGATTTATCTCCTTGGCGTATTGTGAATGATAGAACAATTAAGATGAATGGGCGTGAACATCTCACAGCTGACATCTTCGGATTGAGCAATCTTGATTATTTTGACTTATATAAGAAGTTTACCTATCAAACACAAGAAAGTTATAAGTTGGATTACATTGCTCAAGTTGAATTGGGCAAGCAAAAGCTTGAGATGCAATACGAGACATTCAAAGAATTCTATACTGAAGATTGGCAACGATTTGTAGAATACAACGTCATTGACGTGGAACTTGTTGACCAATTAGAAGATAAAATGAAATTGATTGAGCTGATTATCACAATGGCATATGATGCCAAGTGTAACTTTACAGATATTTTTTCGGCGGTGCGAACCTGGGATTGTATTTTGTATAATCACTTGTCAGATAAGAACATTGTTGTCCATCAGAAAAAAGACCGTACTAGTGAAAGTAGAACTATTGAAGGTGCCTATGTCATGGAACCCACACCTGGTAAGTATGATTGGGTAGTAAGTTTTGACGCAGCTTCTCTGTATCCTAGTATCATCATGCAATACAACATGTCGCCTGAAACAATGGTTGATGGCGTCACAGCAGATTGTTCTGTTGACACCCTCTTAGATGAAGAAACTAATTATAAGACCTGGTTGGAAAATAAGAATCTTGCTATGAGTGCCAATGGTTATTGTTTCTCTAGAGAAAAACAAGGGTTATTTCCAGAGATTGTTGAGAGGATTTTCACTGAACGTGTGTTTTATAAAAAGAAGATGATTGCGGTGCAGAAGGACTATGAAAAAACAAAAGATGCGTCGTTGTTGAAACTCATATCAAAATATAATAATATTCAAATGGCTCGAAAGATTCAGTTGAATAGCTTATATGGTGCATTAGCCAACGAGTATTTCCGTTACTATGACGATAGAATTGCCGAAGGCATTACAATGACTGGGCAATACATCATTCGTCATATTGGTAAATCGTTAGATACATATCTCAATAAAATCTGTGGAACTACTGATAAAAAGTTTACGATGTACAGTGACACAGATTCGTGTTACATCACATTGGATGCCGTTGTAAAGAAATTCTTTAGTACACAGAGTCCTGAAAAGATTGTTGAATTCATTGATAAGATTTGTGAAGAAAAGGTTATCCCTGCGCTAGACAAAGCATGCGGAGAGATTGCATCTGCTACACATGCATTTCAATCTAAAATTCAATTCAAGCGTGAAGTGATTGCTGACAAGGGAATCTGGGTTGCCAAGAAACGATATGCGTTAAATGTGTTCAACAGTGAAGGGGTACAATATAAAGAGCCCAAGTTGAAAGTTATGGGGCTTGAAATTGTCAGAAGCAGTACACCGGGAAGTGTTCGTCAGTATTTGCGTGACGCAGTGAAACTTTCTTTGACAGGCACACAAGTTGACTTGCAAACTTTGATTCAAGAGTTGGAAACAAAGTTCATGAAAATGTCCCCCGAAGAAATTGCCTTTCCGCGAAGTGCCAACAATCTAGTAAAGTATTCATCGGCGTCAAGCATCTTTATCAAAGGAACACCTCTACACATCCGTGGGTCATTGTTACACAACACTTTTGTGAAGAAACAGAAGCTTGATAAACGTTATGAATTAATTAAAGAAGGTGACAAGATTAAGTATTTGTATTTGAAAGAGCCGAATCCCATTAATGAAAACTGTATTGCGTTTATTGGTAAATTACCAAAAGAACTTGACCTTCACAAATATATTGATTATAATACAATGTTCGAGAAAAGTTTCTTAGAACCTATGAAAACTATATTAGATTGTATTGGGTGGTCAACGTCCCCTGTAGCAACTTTAGATGATTTATTTTAATAGGAGAACAACATGACACTAATGGACAAGCTGAGAAAGAATAGCACAATTCGTGAAACTGATGTACTAACCGATTCAAAGTTCTTTACTGCTAAGGATATGATTCAAACCCCAGTTCCGATGATTAACGTGGCGCTGTCAGGGCGACTAGATGGCGGGCTTACACCTGGACTGACAGTGTTCGCTGGTCCTAGTAAACATTTCAAGACAGCCTTTGCAATGTTGATGGCAAAGTCCTATCTTGAAAAATATGATGATGCGGCAATACTATTCTATGATTCTGAGTTCGGTGCCCCAGCTGGCTACTTTAAGAGTTTTGGTATCGATACTGACCGTGTTGTTCACACTCCTATTACTGACATTGAACAATTGAAACATGATTTAATGTCACAGGTCAATAGTATTGAGCGTGGCGACCATATCATCATCATTGTTGATAGTATTGGCAACTTGGCATCAAAGAAGGAAGTCGAGGACGCACTTGAAGGCAAGAGTGTTGCAGACATGACACGCGCCAAGCAACTGAAAAGTTTGTTTCGTATGTGTACACCCCACATGACGATTAAAGATATTCCCATGATTGTTGTGAATCACACATACAAGGAAATCGGATTGTTCCCCAAGGATATTGTATCGGGCGGAACAGGCGTGTATTACAGCGCCGATAATATCTTTATCATTGGTCGTCAGCAGGAAAAGAATGCTGAGGGATTGACAGGATACAACTTCATCATCAATGTTGAGAAGTCTCGCTTTGTTCGTGAGAAAAGTAAGATTCCTGTTGAAGTGTCGTTTGAGGGAGGTATCAGCACATGGTCTGGGTTGTTGGATGTTGCGCTTGAATCGGGGCATGTTGTGAAGCCTGCGAATGGCTGGTATCAAAAGAAGGGAGAAGAAAAGAAATACCGGGTAAATGATACAGATACAAAAGAGTTCTGGTTGCCCATTATGAAAGATGCAACATTTCAAGAATGGATTAAAACACGGTATGCCATCTCAAACAGTTCGTTGATATCTGAATTTACAGACGATTTCATTAGTGAGGAATACGAGAATGCCTGACTTTGTTGTACACCCTAAAAAAGGAAAATACCCGGAAGCGGAAATTGCCGGAGACCCCCGAGATCATTATGTGGAAATTTCTGATGGACCATATATGGGATTACACTTCAATTATGGGAACATTGAA